GGCACTTCGGGCGCTGGCTACCGCGTGACTTCGGCTCTGCCGTGGCGTGTGGTTGGTGTCGTTACTGACACCGCTGTCACCCTGAATGGCGTTGGTAGCACTTCGGGTTCGTCGTCTACCGTGACCCTGACCGCTGCTGTGACTGGTCTGGTTCCGGGTATGCAACTGATTTGCCCGACCGGTACTGGTACTCTGTCCGGTCAGTACGCAACCGTCATTAACGTGTCTACCACCACGTTGACTATGGATGCCGCAGTTACTCTGGCTTCTGGTTCGGTCCTGTCGTTTGTCGGCTACCCCGAAGTTCTGGTTGCTTGGAACGGCAGTTTCCACAGCTATTTCAACACCACTGGCGTCTAAGGAGCTAAATCATGGCTATTTCTCGCGCACAATTACTGAAAGAACTGCTGCCGGGCCTGAACGCTTTGTTCGGTCTGGAGTACAAGCGTTACGGCGAAGAGCATAAGGAAATCTACGAAACCGAAACTTCGGAACGTAGCTTTGAAGAAGAAACCAAGCTGTCGGGTTTCTCGGCTGCTCCGGTTAAGAACGAAGGCACTTCGATTCGTTATGACAATGGTCAAGAGGCATTCACGACCCGTTATAACCACGAAACCATCGCTCTTGGCTTCTCGCTGACCGAAGAAGCAATCGAAGACAACCTCTACGATTCGCTGTCGGCCCGCTACACCAAGGCTCTGGCCCGTGCCATGTCGTACACCAAGCAAGTCAAGTCTGCCAATGTTCTGAACAATGGCTTCAACTCGGCTTATCCGGGTGGCGATGGCGTGTCGCTGTTTAACACCGCTCACCCGCTGGTTTCGGGTGGCACCAATAGCAACACCCCTGCTGTTCAAGCTGACTTGAATGAAACCTCGTTGGAAGCAGCAGTGATTCAAATCGCTGGCTGGACCGACGAACGTGGTCTGCTGATTGCTGCCAAGCCGCGTAAGCTGATTGTTCCCCCGGCACTGATGTTCGTTGCTACCCGCCTGCTCGAAACCGAACTGCGCGTTTCGACGGCTGATAACGACATCAACGCCATCAAGAACAATGGTGCGATTCCGGAAGGTTACACCGTTAACCACTTCCTGACCGACACCAACGGCTGGTTCCTGACGACTGACGTTCCGAATGGCATGAAGCATTTTGAACGTATGCCGTTGTCCACCTCGATGGACGGTGACTTCGATACCGGCAACGTGCGTTACAAGGCCCGCGAGCGTTATTCGTTCGGCTGGTCGGACCCGCTCGGTATGTTCGGTTCGCAAGGCGCTTTATTTTTTTGTTTAAATGATGTAGTTTGTTAATACTAGGAAATCAACTCCATTAACTGACCTAGCAGACTTTGTAGAGATGGTTTGGCTTAGTGCTACAACACGGAGACGTAAATGGCTAATACCACGTTCAATGGACCAGTTCGCTCGCAGAACGGCTTCCAAACTATTTCTATTAACGCAGATACCGGCGCAGTCACCACCACTTCGACCCTCGGCGCTGCAACTTCTGTCACCACCCTGACTGCTACTGGTGCTATCACTTCTACGGGTACCGGTGGTGTTGGTTATGCAACCGGCGCGGGCGGTGCTGTAACTCAAGGCACAAGCCGTACTACTGGCGTGACGCTTAACAAGCGTTGTGGTGCTATTACCATGTTTACCGCCGCTGGTTCTGCCACTGCTGCTAGCTTTACCGTCACCAACAGCACTGTTGGCGCTAACGACGTTATCATCCTGAACCAAGCATCCGGTACTAATTTGTACGTTTTGCTTGTTACCGCCGTGGCTGCTGGTAGCTTTACTGTTACTTTCTACACTACGGGCGGCACCACTTCTGATGCTCCGGTGATTAACTTTGCGGTTATTGATGGCGTTGCAGCTTAATGGGGGTGCGTCATGACGATGCAAACAGACGTAAAATCCGCGCACGTTGAAGCTACCGGCACTGTAGTGTCTGGTCGCAACCGTTTAAAAGGCTATCAGTGTTTGTCTGGCGGTACAGCTGGAGATATTATTTTCCGTGACGGCGGTGCTTCGGGTACTATCCGGTTGCAGTTTAATATTCCAGCCAACACCAACAACCCGTTTGCTAACTTGATTCCCGGCGAGGGCATTCTGTTTACAACAGATATCCATGCAACACTGGCAACAGGCGCAAAAGTCACGGTGTTCTATGGCTAAGTCCCCGGCATGGCAGCGTAAAGAAGGCAAGAACCCCAAAGGCGGTTTAAATGCCAAGGGCCGTGCTTCTTATAATGCCGCTAATCCGGGTAAACCGGGGCTGAAAGCTCCGCAGCCTGAAGGTGGGTCGCGTAAGAAATCTTTTTGTGCCCGTATGTCAGGTATGAAGAAGAAGCTTACTAGCGCTAAGACTGCTAATGACCCTAACTCGCGTATCAACAAAAGCCTGCGGGCATGGAATTGTTAACATGACAGAACATCACGAAACCATTAAACAGGCAGTTGATGCGGCGTCTGTGGCTACTGTAGTTGGAACACTTATGAATGCACTACCGGCGATTGCAGCAGTATTTTCGATTGTCTGGTCGGTCATCCGCATCTACGAAACCAAGACCGTGCAAGATTGGATTAAAAATGCCAAGTGTAAGTAAGAAGCAGCACAACTTTATGGCAGCGGTGGCCCATAACCCGAAGTTTGCCAAAAAGGTCGGTATCCCTCAAAGTGTGGGGGAGGAATTTAACAAAGCCGATAAAGGCAAACAATTTAAACGAGGTGGTGAAATGGCTACGAAGATGAAGATGTTTGAAAAGTCAGGTAAAGACGCTGAGAAAAAGGGCATGAAAGAAGGCTCTAAAGCGGATATGGCTTTGGATAAAAAGCAAATGATGGGCATGAAGAAGGGCGGCGCTTGCAAGAAGATGGC